TGCATTCTCAAGGCACAATACGGGGCGAGATTCATGCCCCGGTGGTGAAACTGGTAGACACATCGGACTTAAAATCCGCCGCTTCCTGAAAAGGGGCGTGCCGGTTCGATTCCGGCCCGGGGCACCATCGCACATTGCAAGAATGTGCATTTTTCGCATAACACCGCATAAAATAAGGCTTGCAGCAAGGTGCTGATAACGCGGATGTGCAGCATTTGCACACCGTTTCACACCCCAAACCCCAAAATTTCCCCAACACAATCCCCAAAGTGGCAACCCCCAAAAAAACCGCTTCAGGCAGGTGGTGGATCCAGATCGAGGTGGCTGGCCACAGGGAAAGTGGCACGTTTGACACACGATCCGAGGCCAACATCTGGGCGGCCCGAAAATCCACCGAACTGCGGGCCATGCGAGGCATCGGCGCAGGCAAGGTAAAAACCCTGCGCGATGCCATGCGCAGGTACGCCGAAGAGGTCAGCCCAGGCAAGAAGGGTGAGCGCTGGGAGACCATCCGGTTGACCGCTTTTGAGAAGCCGGATCATGCAGCCCTGCGCATTGATCGCAAGCTGGCCGAAGTAACGTCGGCCGATGTGTCAGTATGGCGAGACGCCCGCTTGGCCATGGTGTCGCGCAGCACAGTGTTGCGAGACATGACGCTGATCAGCTCTGTTTTTGAGGTGGCCAGGCGAGATTGGGGATGGGTCGATGACAACCCTGTCAAAGGCGTTCGCAAGCCTGCAGAGCCTGATCACCGAGAGCGAATCATCAGTGGCCCAGAGGTGAGGCGCATGGTGCGTCAACTGGGCTGGCCAGCGCGCCAAGCCGATAGCCACCGAAGGGTGCGCAGTGTTTCAGAGTCAGTTGCGGTGTGCTTTGTGCTGGCCTTGGCCACGGGCATGCGGGCGGGTGAGTTGTGTGGCTTGCTGTGGTCAGATGTGCGCGCTGACCATGTGACCATTCGGGATGGCAAGACCGGCCGAAGGATCGTTCCGCTGACCCCGGCGGCTGCAAGGCTGATTGCCATGCTGGCGGGTTTTGATGCTGAGCGCGTGTTTGGGCTCAAGGCTCAGACGCTGGATGCACTGTTCAGGCGTGCGCGTGATCGCGCTGGGCTGACCGGGTTCACCTTCCACGACAGCCGCCACACCGCCGCCACCCGGCTCGCCCAGCGTTTGCATGTACTTGACCTTTGCAAGGTGTTCGGCTGGAAACAAACCAGCCGGGCATTGACCTACTACAACCCTACTGCGTCCGACTTGGCCAAGCGCATGGCTGGTTGATCAGCGGTTGCGCTCCCACTCGATCACTTCCGACAACAGCCATTTGCCGTCCTTGCCTGGTAGTGGAAACCCCGGTTCCATGATGCGCTTGGCCAACGTGTTGCGGTGGATGCCCAGACGCTCGCACAGCTGTGCGCGGTTGAGCCGTGCGCCCAGCATGGTCGTGAGTGTCTGGACGGTGTTGGTCAGCAATTCCAGTCGCTGGATGATGGCTGCATCAGTCATGGTTGCACTCCCTGCAAGCGCTTCACCTGGTCAAGCCTGACCATTTGCGCGTTTTCCATCTGCTGGGGGCTGCTGGCCCGCAGGATGGCTTCGTAGATGTCGATGGCTTCGCGCAGGGCCACCAAGCCGGGGCCGTCCAGGCCCCACTTGCCCAGCTTTTCCCAGCGCTCGCGGCAGCGCTGCAAGGCTTCTGCGGCGGTGTTGAGTGAGTCCATGACGGCATCGGCACCGTCGCCACCCATGTCGAGCGTGCGGATCTGGGCCATACCGATCACATGCGCCATCAGGTCGTGCTGGTCGGTGTCGTCGGGCTGCACGGTGCCTTCGGCCAGCAGCTTGAGCGTCAGGCGTGCATTGATGATGGCCTTGTCGGCCACCTCGGCCGTGGGCACTTCGTCCAGGATGGACTCATCGTCGTAGGGGCGGCTGGTCTTGATGGCCCTGAGCCATGCGTACTGATTGGCGCCCGCGTAGCCCTGGGCGTGCAGGCCCATGGCGCGGCGTTTGCGGGCGTAAGCGCTGGTCTTTTTCATTCGGCCACCAGCACTTTCCTGGCGCCGCGTTCGTCGCAGGCCGATACCACGCCATCGCGCTCCAGTTGTTCGATCAACCTCATGGCGCGGGTCGTGCCCACGTTGAGCGCCGCTTTGATGGCGCGCACGCTTACTGCCTGCATTTCGGTCACCAGTTCACGGGCATCCTCCAGCAAAACGTCAGAGCGCTCGATTCCTCGATCCTGATGGCCCTTGGGTTGATCGTCCGGTGCGGGTGAATGTGGCCAAGGCACGGCGCGGCAGTCCGCGCCGTGTTCGTTGCTTTGCGCGTCAGCGCCTGAGTTAACAGCGGCGAAGTCGCCGCTGTCATCGTCCATGCCCTGCATCGCGGCAGCGATGCCTTGCTCTGCCTCCTGAGCACTCAGACGTTGCGCGTGCGCGGCCGCGCCAGCGGGGTTTTCGCGTTTGGCCTTCTTGGCCTTGCCCCCCCGCACCCCATTGGCTTGCGCAGCAGGGGCAAGGGATAGATCGGCATTCGCTGCATCGGCGGCTGCGGTTTCGCGGGCGGTGATTTCGGCCTTGACCTGGCTCTGAATGGCCTTGACGCTCACATCCAGGTCAATCGTCGCATCCAGCAGGGGTGCGGTTTCTTCTTCACCCTGGCTTTTTGAACGGGCCATCCAGCGTTGCCACTGCGCACCGCCAGCCGCACTCAGCACGGTCAGGGTGTCGCCAGCGGTCAGGCCATTGCCCATGTCAGTGGCCCAGTTGAATAGCGCCACCACGTGCGGGCTGGCATCGCCCGCTTCTTCGTCGCTCACGGCATCCACGTCCAGCATGTCGCACAAGCTCGTGATGGTGGTTTTGTGCATCTCGTCAATCAGCAGGTTGGCCAGGCGTCGGCGCAGCGTAGGGGTCAGGTCTTGCTCGGGCTCTTTGCGCACGCCGTCCACCACGGCCTGCAGCACGCGCTCGCGCCAGGTGGTTTCGTATTCGTCGCGCAGCGCGGCTTCGCGGTCTTCCTGGTCGTGGGTGGCGCGGCGCTCTTTTTCGGCCTTGGCGGCGGCTTTGGCAGCCTTGCTGCCTGCGCGCTCCAGAAGGGCGGGCACATCTTCCTCAGGCACGCAGGCGATCAAGTCGTTTTCTTTGTGCGGGTTGACGATAATTACCGGAACCAGCTCGCCGCTGTCCAGCATCTTGGCCAGCTCTTGGCGTAGAGTTTTGCTGGTGGGGCTGTCGGCGGCATCGTCCAGGCGGGCGTAACCATCGGGTGCACCCATGGCATAGGGCATCACGGCCTTGGCGTCTTCGCCGTCGATGATCTGGTGGCCCTGTGCCTCCAACTGGGCGCGGCGGCGGCTGTGGTGTTGCTGCACCTTGCCGGCGTAGCAGTCCGGGTCGGTGCACATGTCTGCACCCATCACGTCCATGAACAGGTCGGCATCGGCGCCCGTGCGGGTGGGGCAGATCGTGCAGGCGCGCGGGGCCAGCGTGGTGTCGGTGTGGTCAAAGGGGGCCTGCTCGATCTTGAGCATGTAGCGGCTCCTGATCCACTCGGCAGCCATGCGGTGGCTCATCACGCCCTCAGGGTGGTTGGTGCGGATGATCTCTTTGAGCGCCTTGACCTGCAGCGCCGTGCTGGGGATGCGGGCCAGCAGCAGGGCCTTGCTGGCGTCGATCAGGCCATCGCGCAGGGCGTCTCGGCAGTCCTGGCCCATGTCCAGCAGCTTGAGGCGGCTGAAGACGTAAGAGCGGCTTTTGCCGATCCGCTCGGCCACCTGGTCGGCGGTGACCTGGCTGTGGTCCATCAGCATCTGGTAGCCCTGGGCTTCTTCCAGCGCGGTCAGGTCATCGCGCTGCAGATTCTCGATGATCGACACCTCCAGCGCCTGGTCATCCGTCAGCTCGCGGATCATGGCCGGGATGCTGTCCGCATGGGCCAGCAGACTGGCGCGGTAGCGGCGCTCACCGGCCACCAGCTCGAATTCGGGGCGGGGCGAGAGGTGCGCCGTGTCCTCCAGCCGGTGCGCAGGCAGCGGCCGCAACAGCACCGGGGTGTGCACGCCGGCTGCGGCAATGCTCTCGGCCAACTCCTTCAAGCTGGCTTCATTGAAGGTCTTGCGGGGGTTGGTGAGGCTGGGGACGATCAGGTCCAGCCGTGTCATGCCGAAGGTGGTCATTGGGCAGCTCCTTTTCTGGGGTAGGTTTTGGTCATGTCGGACTTCACGGCATGACCACGCAGCCAGCGGTAACAAACCATGCTGGCCACGATGCCGAATGGGCCGCCAATCAGGTAGCCCGCGACCTCGATGCCGCCAGCGTTGGGTGCCAGCTTGAACAGCACCAGGTTGGCCGTGCCAATGGCAAGCGAATTGACGAAGGCGGCCACAAAGTGCCCGTTGTTCACCAGCTGGCTTTGCAGGCCCAGCGCAAACACCAGGCCAAAAGTGCTGACCAACAGCAGCAGCGCATTGAGGTGTGCGTCACCCATGGCTAGCCTCCTGGGCGGCCAAGGCCTGGCGCTCGCGCTCAAAGGCCTCTGCAAAGGCCGCAGCAGCAGGGCTGCCAAAGGGGTAGGGGCAGGCATCGACCAGGTTGTCGTAGACCTGTGCCAACTCCTGGGCGCGGCGCTCGATGGCCTGGCGGGAAACGATTTCGTTCATGAAGGAAAACTCCGGTGGTGGTTCAAGTGGTGGCAACCGTTTGTGCGCGCGGTGCCAGTGCACACGTTTCGATGTGCGCCTGGATCTCGGCCAAATGGCCGACCTGGTGCGTGCGCAGTTGAGAGGCGGTGATGTGCAAGGGCTGGCCAGCGGTCAGCTCTGCGGCGTGCTGGGCATGAAAGTCGGCGGCGGCCTGGCCACGCCAAAACAAAGTCCATGCCTCGGTGTGGTGCTTGCCTGCGCGGTGCACTGCGCGCAGCAGCAACTGCGGCTCACCGTTGGCATCGCGGGTGAGCAATGGCGTGCTGCGGCTCATAAAGACCAGACCAGTGGCTTTCATGGCTTCTGTCCTTTCTGTGGTTTGATCTGTCGCCTGCTCGGGCTCGTCAGGCGGCTGGGCCAAGTGGATGGCCGTGAAAAACAGCGCAGCAGCGGCCATGCCGCCCAGCCAGTCGTTCATGGGTGGCTCTCCGGGGTAGAGGCGCAGCCATGCTCAAGAAAATTTGCAGGTGGTGGGCTGGAGAGTTGCGCACGCTGGACAACGAACCACAGGGCGGCGTTGGTGAACACAGCGATGACCGACAGAATCAAAGGCAAGCGGGAGCTCATGCTTGGTCCTCTTGCACAATGCGAATATCAACGGAGGTGCCATGCAGGCCGAAACCATTTCCTACGTTAGTCTTGGCATCGCAGTTTTTGGCGCATGCCTGAGCCTGTTCAACAGCTGGAGAGCGTTCAGCAACGACCGTGTGAAGATCCGAATCAGACCGAGCTGGGCGCTGCGAATTGACGGCACTGAATGCTTGTTGGTTGAGGTCGTGAACCTCAGCACCTTTCCAGTGACCATCAGCCATGTTGGCCTCACCTTGCGGGGTGGAAAACACATTCAGTTGTCTATGGCTGCCCTGCTGCCGAAACTCCTTGAACCCAGGACAAACCTCACAGTTCTCGCGCCTGCGCATACATGTAAAGACGCCGCCCTTCATGGGGCCGACAAGGTTTATGTCAGTACTGCTTGCGGTTTGACCATCAAGGGCGGTCGCAAGGGCCTTGCCATTGCACTCCATAACCTTTCCTTGGCAGGAAAGAAGTCCTGAGCGAAGCGCAAGCCGGACAAGCCAGACCTGTAAGCGGTACGTGATTGCGATCATGCTCTGCCCCCTACGGCAGAATCATTGCCATGCTCAAGAAAATTCGTAGGTGGTGGGCTGGGGAGTTGATTTCGCCTGACGACGACCCAGACAGTCCCATCGTCTTCTTGCCCTATCAGAAGAGGCCAGCAGTCGTGCGCTACCTTGAAGCGTTGCGACGCTTCTACAAGATGCACTGGCAGTGGCTTTGGTCCACCGCCATTGGCTTTGGCAGCCTGCTCGTAGGCATATTGGCGCTGCGCTGATCGGTCGCGGGCATACGTCCACCACAAAGCCAGATTGATGAGCACGGCAGCGGCCGAAATGACCAGAGCAAGATACTGGCTCATGCTGCCCACCCCACCACCAGGGCAGCAGCCAGCCCGCAGCCGATCAGGGCAGCAACAAGGGCGTCAAGCATCGGCCTCTGGCGCTGGACGCGGAGGCTGCGCGGGTCAATCCGCTGGGTGTATTCAAGATGGTGTGACATGATGGTTCTTTTGGGGCAAAGAGGCGGTCATGGAAGAAATCACCTACAGGCTCACGTTTAGAGCGGAAGCGCCCATAGGCATCAACACATTCAGATCTAAGGTGCGGCTGGTGCCGGGGATGGCGATTCAGTTGCCTGAGACGGGTGAGTGGCACCTGGTGCTGGATGTCGCAGAGTTGCAGACAGGACGTCGAGCCAATCTGTCTCCAGGAGCAGACGATCCTCAGGAGGCAGAAGCGCAAGCCAGGCGGCACAAATTCTGGAAATGAACTGCAAGGCCAACATGCGCAATTCCTCGTTGCCATCGATGGCCAGCGACTCCAGTGCATGCGGTGCCAGAAAGCGCCTGGTTGCCGGTGTCGCGTAATCGTCCGGGCGGCGGTCTGCCAGGATGTGCAGCGCCGACAACAGCCGCTCTTGCATCGGCACATCCACCGTGATCAGCTCCTCCACCGTGGGGCGGCGGCCCGTGATCATCAAAAAGTCATCGTGCGCAACAAGAATTTCCGCGCTTTCGGCCTGGTACGGCTTATGCACCATGACGCGCACCAGGCGCTGGCCGTAGATTGGGCGGCGCACTTCTGCGGCGGCCAACCGGTCTTCAATGTCTGGTGCGGTAATGATGTGTGCAGATGTCTGCATGCATAGCTCCATCGTTGGTGGGGCCGCTTCAACCGATTTCTCGCGTTGAAGTGCGATGGATGGCATTGAACCACGGTTCAATATGTGCTGTCAACCACAGTTCAAATAATATTCAACCAGAGTGAAATGCAGGTGTAAAAAAACCCGCCGAAGCGGGTTGTGGGGAGGGGCGGTTAGCTGACCTCGCTCACTCAATGAGCGGTATTTGTGTGCCCTTCTTGGGGTAGGCGCGGTCCATCATCCTCAGCAACTGCTCCCATGAATCACAGGCCCGCATAAACCCCATGACGGCATGAATATGTGCCGTGAGCGCAGGATCGCCAATATCTTCAGTCATCCATTGATGGTGCTTGGTTTTGCGACTCCCGTTACTTGTTTTGGGGTTTCTGAGTTCCAGCTCCTGAAGAAGGCCGGGAGCGATTCGTTCATAAACCAGGTCATTGGTATAGGTCCCGACCACCCCAGGCCTCGCTCCACCTACAGTGGGGTAAGACCATGATTTCAGTCTGAACATTTCTTTGTAGAAATCATCTGGAAATCGCTTTGCCCAGGCTGCATGTTCCTTGCGAAGATAGGTGTCCAGCAGGGCTTGCAGCGCTTTGCGATCGCGCACTTCTTGGTAGCCTGTGGCTTCATCAATCAGCGCTGTAATACCGATTTTTGCCAGCGACAGAACAATGATTTCGGCCTGTGCTGCCAAATGAATTTGACTTGGAAGAAGTGCGTTTGCCGCACGCGCCATCATGTACATGCGGCAAATCTCAACAATGTCCTCGGCTTCAAAGCCGTGTGCTTTGCGGCCATCCATTTCAAAGGTGATGGCTGTGTCGTCAAAATCACCCGTGAGAAATTTTGCCGGGGCAAATGGGGCCAGATTGCCTGCAGACAGGTAGCGAGTCAGCCCGCCTTTTTTGTTTCCTGTCAGCAGACCCACAACCTCGCGTTGCCAAACAACCCGTTGCCCACTCTCCAACACGGCGCATGGAATGGCAGCGCCCCCAATATTGACGGAGCCCGTGTGGGTAGCGCTGGGCAATCCCGCGCGCTTCAATGCGGCTTTTGCAGCAATTTTTGATCTCTGTTCGGGTGATAGGGCCGCACTTCTGGCAAGTGCGCCAACTCGCTTTGATGGGTCTTTAGCTTGCATTTTGTTTCCGTAAGCATGTTTGCTTGCAAATTATAAATGCAAGCATCCCGAAGGGCAACAAAAACCCGCCGAAGCGGGTTGTGGGATGGGGCAAGGTGCGGCCTATGACATGAACGGATGCTCGGGAATGGCGTCTACCACGCGCACGCGAAGGGCATTGCTCTCCAGCACTTTTCCGTCCAGGTGGGCTTTGACATACAGCCGACCCTCCTCGGTCACATTGAAGGGTTGCAGCACCAGCACCATCAGCATGGAAATCAGGTGCGAGTCGGCAAACTGCGGGACACTGTCCTGCATGTCCTTCACGGACTGGGCGGGGGGCGAAATGTTCTGCAGCACCTGGTCGTTGAGCATCAGGTCAACGCTGACTTCCTGAAATGGCTGGTCCAATGGGGTGTTGATATAGGTTGAAACCACCAGCTTGGGCAACTGCACCGGCAGTGGCCCGGCAACGTTCATCCCTCCCTGGTACATGCCAATGAGAGACACCTTGCCATTGACCTCATGTCGGATGTCGTCGGCATACAGGCAAAAAATGTTTCGCTCGGCGCTCATGCTGGCGCTCCTTGTGCACGCTCGTGGCGCTCAATGGCGTGCAGCACATCGGTCGTGTCCACGCCCAGCACCTGCGCCAATTTCTGCATGGTCGAGAGCTGCATGTCGCCGGTGGATTTTTCCCAGCGGGAAATGTTGGACTGCTGGGTGCCCATCAGCTCGGCCAGTTTGGCTTGCGACATCCCGGCCTTCATGCGCAATGCGGCCAGCCCTCTGTCGGGCATCTCATCGGCCATCCAGGCACCCAAGCGTTTACGTGCGCGCGCCAGTGCCTCGGCGCGGGCAGGGTTGCGCTCAAGGCGGGCCATGCGCTCGTGCACGTTCGCGCCCGTGATGCTCTTTTGTGAAACGATGCTTTGCACTTTTTCGTTGTGGTAGACCACGACCGGGTAGCACACGTAGCCCGCAGTCAGATCGCGGCTAGTGTGGGTAGGTAGGAATACCACACCGGTCATATCGTTCAAGAGCTGCAACGATGGTTGGGTCATGGACGTCATAGTCAATCTCCCTCTCAATCAGGGTCAGTGTGTAGTAGGTGTCCATCTGGGCGTGATAGCCCAGCAGCAGGCGGTAGGGCAGCAGGTGCCCTTGTGTGGGGTGGCGGACTTTGATGATGTAGACGTTCTTGCCCTGGGCCTGCAGCTCACCAAACCGTTTGATCTCAAACGGCGGCGTGTACTGGTAGTGGTTGGCCGGTCGAAATAACCGGTCCAGCATCGAGGGGTCATCCGCAAGCGTCTCCAGGAGCAAGTCAAACATGGCTGCCGCGTCTTCATCCACCTCGTAGAGCGCGTCTATTTCAGCGTAGGCTTCGTCGGTGGGGATCAGGTCTGCCATTGTATATCTTTTAAGATATGACTCAAAAAACCCTGATCACTTCCGCTTCAGGCCGTTGCGGCGCACCCGACCGGCAACCAGATGAATGAACTTGACACTGTCGAGCTGGATCGTCAGTGGTGCGTAGTGGTTGTTGACGGACAGCAGCTGAATCTCCCCGTCGCGCATCCAGTTCAGCTCCTTCAGGAGCTTTCTCCCATCGGTCAAACCGACCACCACATCGTCGCTGGGCGTGGCTTCAATGCCCGGCTCCACCACAATGAATTCACCAGCCCGGTAGCGGGGGTGCATGGAATCGCCGCGCACCTTCAGGGCGTAAGCGTTGGCGTCTGTGGTGGGGTAGTCAACCTCGCCGTCGCCATGGCCCACGGGGTATTGCGTCTCTTCAAGGTAGCCATCAACACCGCCTTTGACCTCTCCAACCACCGGAACCCCTTTGGCCTTGCGCAGCTCGGGGGCAGCATCTACGTTTCCTTGTGCTCCAGATATCTTTGGGCCTTTCCCACAGGCTAGCCAATCAGAGTTCAGGCCCAACAACTTTGCGGCTTTGATGTTGTTTTCAGTACCGAAGCTGCCACCGTCTCGCACTTTCGCTACGGCTTGAAAGCTGATGCCCATTGCTTTGGCCAGTTTTGTGATGTCCATGTCATGGGCATCCATCTCCGGCTTCAACCTATCCCAATAATTAACCATAGTTGTGATTTTGACGGTTATGGATTGAACATGGGTTGACATACGATATTGAACCGTGGTTCAATTCAGCATGCTCAAAACCAAAGCCATCGAATTGCTCGGCGGGAGCGTTTCTGCCGCAGCCGCCGCAATCGGCATTTCCTATCAAGCGGTCGACAAATGGCCCGATGAATTGCCGCCTCGGATCGCCGATCGCGTCTATGCGGCCTTGGCGCGTCAACAAGCCCAAGCCTCCGCACCAATGGTGCAAACCACTGCGGCAAACACAGCAGGGCAAGGGGTTTGAGATGGCATTGACAGAAGCACAAGAAGAATTGGCTCTGTTCGCGGCCAAGGAGTGGGTGGCCGCCAATGTGCATGGGGCCGGCGTCGACCGTTTTCCTGCGGTTTTTGGCGCCAGGGCTGCCCAGGTGTATCTGGGCGCCTTAAAGGTCTTGCGCCAGGGCTGTACTGGCGAAGAGCTTATTGCTGAGTTAGCTGCGCAACCAGTTCTTTGCGAAATGCAGCGAGGGCCTGCGCCGTCTGAATTGCATTCTGGCTGTGATTGCAGGGGCTCTTCCCAAGAGCGTCCTGCTGATTCTGAAGGAGCAGCCTGATGCATTCGTTGGCAAAGGATTCTGCTTCGCTTTTGGTCATGGGCGTACCCGTCCTTTCTGAATGGTTGATGAGGGTCTTCCATTCTATGGGGCGAGGTACGCCCACCCTTTTCGGAGGCCACCATGGCCAATGACCGCAAGCACTCCGAAATAGATGCGTACCGGAAGGCCGTGCAGGACGGATTTTCTATAGATCCGACTTCGGCTTCATTTCTCCGCGAGCAACGCCGTTCAGCAGCAGGTAAGGGCAGGGGGTCTGATATGGACGCAGAAATCCAGGTCCACAACGTGTGGCTGTACGAGCTGGGCGAGTTGAGTGGTCTCAGCGCGTCTGAAATTGCTTTGATCCGCCTTGCAGCATTTCGTAAACGCGCCCTTCTGACGCTTGCATCATTTCCCGGTAGCGCGACAGTACTGCTTGCGCCTCTGGCGTGGGTAGTGGCGCGTCGTACATCGCTTGCTTCTGCGCCGAAGCCTTTGCCATGGCTTCCAGCACCTGTTGTCGCTGCTCTGGCGTCAATACGGTCTGCATGGCAGCAAGCGCTGTCCAGGTTGCAGACATGTCGCAGCGCAAACGGTCGAGGCGGTCTGTGATTTCTTCGATTTTCACGGGCGCACCCGTCCTTCCTGTGTGGTTGATGAGGGTCTTCCATTCTATGGATCAAGGTGCGCCCACCCTTTACGGAGGTCGCCATGGCCGATGACCGCAAACACTCCGAGCCCGTCAAGTGCTGGCTGACTGAACGTGAGTTCACCGACCTGTCGCGCATGGCATCCCGAGAGGACCGCAAGGTCTCTGAGTTGATCCGGGTGATTGTTCGTCGGCACATGTATGGACATATCGGTTGCGCCTCCGATGAATTCAACGGGGCGAACAGTGCCGATGAGGGCCGCGACTGAAATGGCTCAAATGACGGACCCCATTTCCCGTCTGGTGCCACCCCCGCGCTGTTTTGACGATCTGGAATCGTTCGAGCAGTGGCGTTCGCACCAGCGTCGCTGCCAGTTCGCCGCATCCATCTGCGAAGACTGCACCACCCAATACCGCGAACTCATGCAAGGGCAGGGCCGTTGCGATGCATGGCACTGGATGCCGCTGCTTTATGCAGGCTTGAACCGAAATTCCAAACTGATAGGGGGCACGAATGGAGCTTGAGAAGCGAGTACCCGGCAGGCCGGCCAGTGAGGTGCGTTTGGCGCTATACAACGCGGCCACAGAACTGGTCACCAGCGACCAGGCACCCACGATGCGTGAGCTGGCACAGCGTGCATGCGTAGGACTGACTGCGGCGCGCAGTACGGTGCGCAACATGGTGCGTTCGGGTCAGTTGCACCCCGTCAGGACGCGCACCGTCCCTTACCGCAACAAGCCGGTGGTCGAGTACGTGCCCGCCAGCCACAGCACCCCAACAGGGTTTGACTTCAAGACGCTGATCAGCGCCTGGTGATTCAGTAACAGGGCAAGCATGAACAACACACAAACGCCGGCAAGGCGAGTGCCGGCAGGGGTCAACATCCCCCAACAAAAAGAGGGGCAACATGTCTGATCGCAGCCTCCCACCCATCAAATTCCGCGAGCTGGCCGAGGCGCTGTTGGCCAGGGTTGAAACGCTGGTGCCCATGTGGCTGCCAGGTGGCCGCCGCAATGGCCATGAATGGGTCAGCTCCAGCCTCAGCGGCGGTTCTGGCTCAAGCTGCTCGGTCAACCTGACCACGGGCCAATGGGCCGACTTCGCGGGCGACGAAAAGGGTGGCGATCTGGTCAGCCTGTATGCCGCCATCAATGGCCTCGAAATGGGCAAGGCCGCGCTGATGGTGGCCCGTGACGAGGGGCTGGAAGACGTGGCTGGCGTGCAGCGCGATGTTGCCCACCAGCGTGTGGAGCGCCCGGTACCGCCACCAGCCGCAGCGAAACCTCGCACTGACGAGGGGTGGACCACCGTGCGCCCGGTGCCTGTCAATGCGCCCGCGCCCACCTTCAAGCATTACCACCGCAAACCCGATGACATTGCCCGCACAAGCGAATACCGCGTGGGCGACGAGCTGCATGGCTATGTGGTGCGTTTTCGCACCAGCGATGGTGGCAAGGACGATCTGCCACACACCTGGTGCCAATCCACCAAAGACAGTTCGCTGGCCTGGAAGTGGAAGCAGTTTGACGAGCCCCGTCCGCTCTACTTGCCCGGTAAGTCAATGCCCAATGGCCGCACAGTGGTGCTGGTGGAAGGCGAGAAAAAGGGCGATGTGCTGCAGGCTGCCCTGGACGCTGCTGCACCGGGCATCTACTGCGTGGCCAGTTGGCCAGGGGGCTGCAAGGCCTGGATCAAGGCCGATTGGGCTTGGTTGGCGGGCACCACGGTGCTGGCCTGGCCCGACTGTGACAGCAAGCGCGAACCTCTAAGCGCCAAAGAGCGCAACGCCTGCACCACGGATGATGAGCGCGATGCCGCCGCCGCTGCCAAGCCATGGCTGCCCGCACACAAGCAGCCGGGCATGGCCGCCATGCTGGGCATTGGCCACCTGCTGCAGCGTGAACATGCGTGCACCGTGCAGGTGCTGGCGATTGACGCGCCGGGCGTCAAGCCCGATGGCTGGGACGCTGCCGATGCCATCGAGACGGACGGATGGGATGGCGAGCGTGTGTTGCAGTTTCTGGCCACTGCGCAGCCGCTGCCACCCGATGAGGCCGCAGCCGACAAGCCCGGACCCACTGGTGCCGAAAAAATCGAAACCCCCGCTGACGCAGACAAGGGCGATGCGGCCAGTGGGCAAACGCCGCTGCCCGCGTGGCTGGCCTGCTTCTACGATGTCAGCAAGGGCCGTTGGAACCTGTCGCGCAAGACGGTGATCAACGCCCTGCGCTACGACGAGCAACTGTGCTGCGTGCTGGGCTACAACCAGTTCAGCAACGCCATCGAGGCGCGGGTGGATTGGCCCTTCATGCATGGCCGCGCGGGCAAGATCATCGGCGCCACGGATCTGCTGCTGGGCAACTGGCTGTCGGCCAAATACGGCATCCCAGCCATCAGCCGCCAGTCGATTATGGAGGCCATCGAGACGGTGGCCTACGAAAACCCGTTTCACCCCATCGTGAATTGGCTGCAGGGCCTCAAGTGGGATGGCGTCAGCCGCATCAACAAGTGGTTGATCCATGTGCTGGGTGAGAGCCCGGACACCCTCACATCGGGCCAATTGGAATACATGGAACTGGTGGGCCGCTATTGGCTCATGGGCATGGTCAACCGGGTGATGGAGCCGGGCTGCAAGTTCGACTATTGCCCGGTGCTGGAAGGACCTGGCGGCTTGGGCAAGTCCACCCTGGTGGAAGTGCTGGCCAGCAGCGCCTGGTATTCCGACACGCCGTTTGAAATCGGCAAGGGCAAGGAAAGCCAGGAGCAGGTGCAGGGCATCTGGGGCTACGAGCTGGGTGAACTGTCTCAGCTGGGCAAGGCTGAAATCACCGCCATCAAGGCTTTCATCACCTCCAAGGTGGACCGTTACCGACCGGCATACGGCCGGGTGATCGAAGAGCACCCACGCCAGTGTGTGCTGGTGGGTACCACCAACGAGTCCACCTACCTGCGTGACCGCACGGGCAACCGGCGTTTCTGGCCAATCCCGGCGCGCAAGCCTGTCAAGACGAATTGGCTGGCCAAGTACCGTGGCCAGCTGTTTGCCGAGGCCTATGCGCTCTACCTGCAGAGCGAGCCCTTCACGCCCACCCGCGACCAGGAAGACCGGCTGTTTGTGCCCATGCAGGACAGCCGCCTGATCGACACCGGCGTGACCAGCGAGTTGCTGAACGTTCTGACGCGCGATCCGGGCAAGGGAGCCCATGGCGATGTGGTCAACAACCTGGCCGATTTCGTCACGCTGTCCGATGTCCTGAAATCGCTGTGCGTGGATGCCGGCAAGTCCAATGCCGGGCTTGAAGCGCAGATCCGCACATGGATGCAGGCGCAGGGCTGGGAATACAAGAAAAAGCAGCTCAACGGTGTGCGCCAGCCTGGCTGGCATCGCCCCAAAGACTGGCCCGAAACCGAGCCAGAACCAGAGCAGGCCCCGGCGCATGCTGGGGCATTGGGTCAACCGATGGAAATGGACGATGCGCCTTTCTGACACCCGCCCATCAACCCACAAAGACGCGCCGCTGAATGGCGCCCGTGAGGTGGTCTCAAGCCCAAAGCGGGCCTGGGCCGCTGAATGCGCATTGGCAGACGGCCAATGCCACCTCGCAGGCGCATGGATGCGGACGCTGCAGGCCGTGCCGTAGCCAAAGTGTCCAGGTGTCCGTGGCCACCCATAGAGCGGCTGGCGGTGCAGTAGAGGCCAATCAAGGGGTCGAGCCGCCGCATGGAAGAAGGGGTGATCAACGGGCAACTGGGGCGACACATAAAGCAGGCGCATGGGCAGGCAGGCACACCTGTGCGCACGCGCACACGCGGGCACCTTCACCCTCACACCACTCTTTATAAAAGGCAATGGACAGATGGACACTTCTAAGACCCCAGAGCAGACCAAAGCGAAAGTCGCGGCAGACATCAAGCGCATCCAGCAGCACATGCCGGGCGTTTACAAGGCCATCAAGGACAAGGCGGCCGAGATCGGTGATCGGGCTTACCTCTACGTCAAGCAAGCCTGCGCGGGCAAGCCCAACACCTTCTACGCCATGGAAAACGGCCACATTGTGGGCACGCGGTTTGAACTGCCAGACCTGGATCGGGACATCGCTCAGGCCATGTGCGCCTACGGCATTGACTTCATGGTGGTGTGGCCCGAAGAAACTGCGAAAGGGGGCGCATGATGGCGCGCATCCGTTGGGTCCAGCAGCGGCTGGAAAACTGGGCGGTGTGGTCCCGCACCCGCGACTCTGGCGCATTGGGCTATCCCAAGCAATCGGCCTTTGTGCGGCTGGCGCCCACCGGCAGCGCCTGGGGCGCCACCATCCCGACTGACAGCCTGGATGCCGCCCTGACCGACCAGGCCGTGCAGTCTCTGCGGTTCACCCATGGCCACCTGTGGCTGACGCTCAAGGTGCATTACGTCGAGGGTCTGGAGATTTTCAAGGTGGCCAAGCAGTTGGCTGTGGCCCAGTCCACCGTCAAGCTCAGGCTTGAGACTGCAGACGCCAAGCTGGCCGAGTGGTTTCGTGCCCGCGAAGAGGTCCAGCGTGAAGCCCGAAAGCACATCTCAAATAGTTTTACACCATAGACTTTTTTGGTAGATTTCAGGCAAGCTGTGGCGAGCGTGCCCCCTGAACACGAACCATGGCCCGACGCGAGACCGTCAACCCCAACATGAGCCGCCTCTTGTGTTGGGGTTTTCTATTTCCACCATGCCAAAGTCAGCACCAAAACCTTGCAGCCATCCGGGCTGCGGTGTCCTGGTCCGTGATGGATCGAACCGATGCCAGAAGCATCAGCGGCCTGACTGGGCAAAAAAAACTACAGCCACCAAGCGCGTCACCGGGCGCAAGCTGCAGCAGCTTCGACACGAACTGTTCAGCCGCGATCCGCTGTGCGCAGAGTGCGTGCGGCATGGACGCCTGACGCTGGCCACTCAGCGCGATCACAAGATCCCGCTGGCCGAAGGTGGTCAGGATTCTGAAGACAACGTGCAAGGGCTGTGCAAGCCCTGCCACGAAGAAAAGAGTTTGCAAGAGCGCATTCGGGCGCAAGCCCGTTCGCGTTACTGAGTTCAGGGGGAGGGGGCTTTCAATCCCTGGAAGCTCCAAACCGGAAACCGACCGTTTGCCCAAATTTTTGTGCGCGCGAGTTTTGAAGGGGGGGGTACCCCCAAAGCACTGATTAACCCATGACTGGAACACGCGGACCACTGCCGAAACCCAGCGCATTGAAGCTGCTGGAAGGCAATGCGGGCAAGCGCCCGCTCGATCTGAGTGCTGGGGTCAATCCGCGCGTCGAAATCCCGAGCGCTCCGTCGCACCTGAGCAAGGATGCCAAGAAAGAGTGGAAGCGGATCACGCCGCTGTTGGAAGAGTTGGGGTTGATCAGCGGCCTGGACCGCTCGGCGCTGGCGCTGTACTGCCAGGCGCAGGGCCGGCTTTCCGAACTGGAAACGGCTTTCAATGCACAAGTGGCACGCCTGTTGCAGGACAAGGGGCTGGATTACCCGGCTGCCGTGTATGAGGCCAGCCATGCGGTGACGCCCAGCGGCTACGCCCAGCAGAGCGTGATCGTCCAGTTGATCAAGTCGCACCGCGAGCAGGTGAACCGCTACCTGATGCACTTCGGCCTGAGCCCTGCGGCGCGTGGCCGGGTCCAGGCGTCCAACTACGTTGACCCCACCATGACCCTGCCGGGCATTGAGGACAAGCCCACCGGCTTCGGAAAATTCCGCGTGGTTTGATGAACCAGTACGTCGAAGCCGCCCAGCGCTATGCGCAGGCGGTGGCCGATGGCCAAATTCTTGCCTGCAAGTGGGTGAAGCTGGCCTGTGCGCGCCAGATCCAAGACATGGCGCGTGCACCGTCTGATGCGTGGCCATGGGTGTTTGATGCCGATAAGGCCGCCCGACCCTGCGAGTTCATCGAGCTGCTGCCCCACATCAAGGGCAAATGGGCACGCGAGCGCCGGCTGATCGAGCTGGAGCCCTGGCAGTGCTTCATCATCACGACAGTTTTTGGCTGGGTTCACCGAGAAACCGGCCTCCGCCGCTTCAAGGAAGGGTACACAGAGGTCCCGCGCAAAAACGCCAAGTCCACGCTGTCCAGCGGGCTGGCGCTCTACATGCTCAGCGCCGATGGCGAACATGGGGCCGAGGTTTACAGCGCGGCCACGACGCGCGACCAGGCCCGCATCGTTTTTGACGACGCCAAGGCCATGGCCGAGCGCACCACCGGGCTGCGAGAGCACCTGGGCGTGGCCATCATGCAGCACAGCATCACGGTGGCGCACCGGGCGAGCAAGTTCACGCCGCTGGCCGCCGAAGGCAGCACGCTGGACGGTCTGAACGTGCATTTTGCAGTCATTGACGAGCTGCATGCGCACAAGACGCGTGCGGTGTATGACGTGATCGACACCGCCCGAGGCGCCCGCGAGCAGTCACTGCTGTGGAACATCACCACGGCCGGCACCGACAGGTCGGGCATTTGCTACGAGCGCCGCACCCACGTGACAAAGGTGCTGGACGGTGTGATCGATGACCCGACGATGTTCGGAATCATTTACACGCTGGACGAGGGCGATGACCCGCATGACCCCGCCAGCTGGGCCAAAGCCAACCCCAACTGGGGAAAGTCGGTGCTGATGGACGACATGGCCGCTGCGAGCCGCAAGGCCGAAGCCATGCCATCGGCGCTGAACAACTTTTTGACCAAGCGCCTAAACGTCTGGGTGTCGGGCGAGTCGATCTGGATGGACATGCGGGCCTGGGACCGCTGCGCTTTCCCTGCGCTGCGCGATCTGGCCGACTTTCACGGTGCCAAGGCCTGGATCGGGCTGGACCTGGCACAAAAAAAGGACTTTGCCGCGCTGTGCCTGGTGTTCGAGCGCGATGGCCTGTGGCATGTGTGCACACGTCTGTACCTCAATGAGCTGGCGATCCAGGAAAGCGGCAATGCGCACCTGAGCGGCTGGGCGCGGCAAGGGTATGTGCAGGTCACCGATGGCGACATCACCGACTTTGACGTGGTGGCCGAAGACATGCGCACGCTGTGCCGTGACTTCGACGTCCAAGAGATCGCCTTTGACCCGGCGCTCTCAATGTATTTCGCGGGGAAATTGATCGAAGAGGGCCTGCCGCTGGTGGAAATCACGCAGCGGGCGCTTTTCTTCACGCCCCCGCTGCTCCAGGTGGAAAACCTGGTGCTGGAAAAAAAGCTGCGCCATGACGGCAACCCCGTCATGGCCTGGATGGTGAGCAACTTGGTGGTCAAGGTCAGCAAATTCAACGAGCTGCGACACCCCACCAAAGAGCGCCCCGAAAACAAGATCGACGGCCCCGTGGCCATGCTGATGGCCCTGGGCCGCGCCATGGCTGTGGAAGTGGCCGAAGGGCCAAGCGTTTACGAAGGTCGAGGCGTCTTGACGCTATAGGAACCACATGGGAATTCTGTCCAAACTGGCTTTCTGGCAACAGAAAAGCGGCGCCCCGGACTGGGGGACGCTGGAGCGCTATATCGCGTGGGCGTTTGGCGGTGGTGCGTCTGCATCCGGCATCGTGGTCAACCCACAGACGGCCATGCAGGCCGCGACGGTCTATTCATGCGTCCAGGTGCTGGCGCAGTCGATCGCCATGCTGCCGCTGAATATGTATGCCAAGGGCAAAGACGGATCGCGCGCACTGGCCACCGATCACCCGCTCTTTCCGCTGCTGCATGACCAGCCCAATGACTGGCAAACCAACGTCGAATTCTTTGAAATGATGGTGGCCAGCCTGGCGCTGCGCGGCAACGCTTACGCCTACATCAACCGGGGCCGCTCTGGCCGCGTAGTCGAGCTGCTGCCGTTGCACCCTGACATGGTGCGGGCCAACATGGCGCAGGGTTTTCGACTGGAATACCAGATCACCATGCCCGATGGCAGCTTCAAGCAGCTCGGGCCTGGCGAACTGCTGCACGTTCGCGGCATGACGCTCAACGGCTGGTTGGGCATTTCGCCCATCGCCTACGCCCGTGAAAGCATCGGCCTGGCCTTGGCCACCGAGAAATTCGGCGGCCAACTCTTCAAAAACGGCGCCAAAATGGGTGGCGTGCTGGAGCACCCCGGAAAAGTGGGCCAAGAAGCCTACGAACGGCTCAAAGGCAGCTTTGACAATGCCTATTCAGGCGAAAACGCCCACAAAACGGCCATTCTTGAAGAGGGCATGAAGTTCTCCAAAATCAGCATGACGGCCGACGACAGTCAGTTTTTGGAGACCCGAAAGTACCAACGCAGCGAGATTGCTGCTGTTTTCCGGGTACCGCCGCACATGATCGGGGACCTGGAGCGCGCCACCTTCAGCAACATCGAGCAGCAGAGCCTCGAATTCGTCACCTACACGCTGATGCCCTGGCTCACCCGCATCGAAAAAGCCATCAAGCGCGACTTGCTCACCGAAAAAGAACGCCAACAGTTCACGGTCAAGTTCAACGTCAACAGCCTGCTGCGCGGCGACGCCTCGGCCCGCTCCAAGTACTACCACAACGGCATTCTGGACGGCTGGCTCACGCGCAATGAAGCCCGCCTGGCCGAGAGCGAGATAGGCATCGTGCTCAACCCGATTGAAGGGCTGGACATCCCGCTGATGCCGCTGAACATGACCGATGGCACCGATGACCCGGACGAGGCCGAGGACGAAATCGAAGGTGAAACTGAAAAAGAGGGATCGAAATGAAATTCCACGACATTGGCTTTGAAATCAAGGAAGTCAACAACACCGGCACCTTTGCCGGTTACGGTTCGGTGTACGACACCATCGACCAGGGCGATGACATCGTGGCCGCTGGCGCCTTCTCCGACTCCCTGAGCGACTGGGCCAGCAAGGGCCGTATGCCCGCCATGCTGTGGCAGCACCGCTCGGACCAGCCCTGCGGCGTCTACACCACCATCAAAGAGGACGCCAACGGCCTCTACGTCGAGGGCCAACTGGCCCTCAAGACCCAGCGCGGCGCCGAAGCCTACGAGCTGCTGCAGATGAAGGCCATTTCGGGTCTGTCAATTGGCTTTCTCACCCGTGAAGACAGTTATGACCAGAAAACCGGCGTGCGCACCATCAAGCGCGCCGACCTGTGGGAGTGTTCGCTGGTCACCTTTCCCATGAACGACGACGCCCGCATCGAGGTGGTCAAGTCCATGGAGCAAATCACCGATTTCAAGAGCGCCGAGCACTACCTGAGAGAGTCAGGCGGCCTGTCCCGCTCTGAAGCCGTGGCCTTTGTGTCACGGGTCAAAAGTCTGATGCAGAGGGATTCTGCCGAGGACGCTGAAGCGAAGCAGCTGATCGAAGCCCTGACGCGCCGTTACGCGGCGATCAAGGTCTGAGAGACCCCTGCGAATCCCTCCGAGCCGCCGCAAGGCGGTTTTTTCATTCCTGAAAGGTAAATCATGAGCAAAGAAATCCTCGACTTGATCGAAAAAGGCAACCAGGCCTTTGCCGACTTCAAGCGCATCAACGACGAGAAGACCACCAAGACTGAAGCCGACCGCAAGGTCGAGATGGAAAAGGCCTTCGCCGACATGGACGGCATCAAGAAGTCCCTGGAAACCATCGAAGCCAAGATGAAGCGCCCGGGCTTCGGCGGCGAAGGCAAGGTCGAAGACGAAGCACAGTCCGAGCACAAAAAGGCCTTCGACGGCTACTTCCGCAAGGGCATTGAGTTCGATCTGAGCATCGAGCAGAAGGCCCTGGCCTCCAGCACGAACAGCGGCGCCGACGGTGGCTATGCAGTGCCCAAGGTCATCGACACGATGCTTGAAGAGCTGCTGATCAACGTTTCGCCCATCCGACAGATCGCCAATGTGGTGCAGATTTCTACGTCTGACTACCACAAGCTGGTCAACAAGCGCGGCACATCAAGCGGCTGGGTTGGTGAAACCGATGCCCGCCCTGCAACGAACACGCCGCAGCTTGTGGACATTGTGCCGACCATGGGCGAGCTGTACGCCAACCCGATGGCCACACAGCGCATGCTGGACGATGTTTTCTTCAACGCCGAGCAGTGGCTGGCCGACAACGTGGCGGAAGAATTCGCTATGCAAGAAGGCGCCGCGTTCATCAATGGCAATGGTTCCAACAAGCCCACCGGCTTCCTGGCTGGCACCATCAATGCCACCGGCGACGCCTCGCGCGCTTTCGGTGCCATCCAGTACGTGCCCACCGGTGCTGCTGGCGACTTCGCCGCCTCCAACAAGGCCGACTTCCTGTACACGCTGGTTGGCTCGCTGAAGGCTGGCTATCGCCAGGACGCCTGCTTCGTTCTGCCCAAGGCCACGCTGTTCGAAATCGCTGCCTTCAAGGACGCGAACGGCCGCTACCTGTTCGACTTCTCCACAGTGCCCGGCAAGCCCTCCAGCCTGCTCGGTTACTCGGTGGTCGAAGCTGAAGACATGCCCGCCAAGGCCGCCAACGCCTACGGCATCGCCTTCGGTAACTTCAAGCGCGGTTACCTGATCGCCGATCGCGTGGGCATGCGCGTGGTGCGTGACCCCTTCAGCAACAAACCCTACATCGGCTTCTACACCACCAAGCGCGTCGGTGGAGCCGTGGTCAACAGCGAAGCCATCAAGGTGGCCAAGTTCGCCGCCTCCTGATCGCAGGAAGCGCCAAGGAGGGGAGGGCTTCGGCCCTCCCTTTTCCCACACCCTCACCGGAGAAAGACATGCCCCGTCAAGTTCGATTCGTTTCCGATCATGGCAACTACCAGGCTGGCCAGACCGCTGTTGTCGATGACCAGTTGGCCGTGGACGCCATCGCCTGCGGTGATGCCGTGCCCTCGATTGAGCCGCTGCAGGCCCCCGAGACTGTGGCCGCAGACGCTGCCCCCGAGGTGGCCTGATGCCCTCCAAGCTGATCACCGCGCCGAGCGAAGAGCCAGTCAGCCTGGCCGACGCCAAGGTCCACCTGCGTGTGGACATCAGCGACGATGACGCGCTGATCGGCGCCATGATCTCGGCCGCCCGTCAGGAGGCCGAGGCCGCCTGCCGTCGCGCCCTGGTCACCCAGCAATGGAAGCTGATGTTGGACCGCTTTCCTGCGCCCAACATGAACGTCAGCAGCGCCACCTGGTACGGCCCGCAATGGGGCAACAGCCCCGGCCCGCTGACCACGCTGGCGCCCGAAGGGACGACCGGGTACGAGATCATCCTGCCGCAGCCACCGCTGATCAGCGTGGATTCGGTGAAGTACATCGACACCGACGGCAACCAGCAGACCATGGCCAGCACCGATTACAAGGTGGACGCGGTAACCGAGCCCGCCCGCCTGGTGCCTGCCTACGGAAAGACCTGGCCAGCGACTCGCAACGAGATCAATGCCGTGGAGGTGACTTTCACCTGCGGTTATGGCACCGCGTCGGCTGTGCCCGAGGCGATCAAGTCCTGGATGAAGCTGCGGATCGGCGCCATGTACGAAAACCGCGAGTCCGATGTGGCCCTGCTGCGCGGCTCGGTCGGCGAAATGCCGTTCGCCGACAAACTGCTGGCGCCGTTCCGCGCTCTGAGGTTCTGATGCAAGCCGGGCAGCTTCGCAAGCGCGTCCAGCTGCAGCAGCGCAGCAGCTCGCAGGATGACTATGGCCAGCAACTGACCAGCTGGACGACGCTTTTCACCGCTTGGGCGTCCGTCGAGCCGGTCAGTGGTGCGCAGCTTGAGCGTGCGCGCAGCATCTACAACGAAACCAGCCACAAGGTGACGCTGCGCTGGCGCGCCCAGCTCAACGACATCAGGCAGGTCGGCAGCTACCGCGTGCTCTACGCGGGCCGCATCTTCGATGTGGGCGCGAGCATGAACCAGGACGAGCGCAACCGCACCGTGGTGCTGCTGTGCAACGAAGGTATCAACGAGGGCGGTTGACATGCTGGAAACGAAGTTTCAGGGGCTTGACGAGCTGCAGAAAGCGCTCGACCAGCTGCCGGTGAATGTCGAGCGCAAGCTGGTGCGCGGCGCGCTGCGTGCTGGCCAGAAGGTGGTGCTGGAGCAGGCCAAGTCGGCCATTCACAACATCAGCGGAGAGCTGGCCGCCAGCCTTCGCATCAGCACCCGCAAGGGCAAAAACGGCCAGGTCAGTGCCCGCGTGATCGCTGGCAACAAGACGGCCTTCTATGCCCACATGGTCGAATTCGGTACCGCCCGGCACCAGATCAAGCCGAAGAACCGCAAGAGCATGGTGATCGCCGGAATGATGCGCGAGGTGGTGAACCACCCCGGCGCCAGCAAAAAGCCATTCATGCGCCCGGCTGCCGACTCCGCAGCGAGCGAGAGCAGTGAGGCCATGGAAGCATTCAAGAACTACATGCGCACGCGCCTGGACAAGGAGCTGGACAAGCTGCCGGATGAAAGCGATGGGGTGACGAAATGAGGGCCGAAAAAGTGGTTTACACGCTGCTGTCAGGCAGCACAGACCTTACCGGCCTGGTGGGCGCCAAGATTTACCCTGGCCGCATCCCGCAGAACACCACCATGCCCGCCGTGTCCTATGAGCTGGTCAGTGGCGTGGACATCGCACCGATCAACGCCCAGGCGGGCGGCGTACTGCTGCGCAGCCGCGTGCAGGTGAACGCATTGGCGCGCACCTATGCGGAAGTGAAAACCATACAAGAGGCCATTCGTGGCGCTCTTCTTTTCAAGAGCGGCCTGATCGCTGGCGTGCGCGTGATCGGAATCACGCGCGAGCTAATCGGGCCGGACGATCGAGACGACGAACTCGGGCTGTATCTGCAGGGCATTGATTACCTGCTGATCCACGACGAGAACTGAATACTGGCATCGCGTCAGTTGCAACCCTGCCCGCCTTGAGCGGGCTTTTTTTTGGAGAAAGCCATGCCTCAAGCATCAGGTATTTTTAAGCAGGTAGCCATCAAACGCGAGGTTACCTATGGCACCGCCCCGGCCGCTTCGGGCGCTCAACTCATGCGCCGGGTTCAGTCCACGGTCGATCTGTCGAAGGACACCTACCAGTCCAACGAAATCCGCCCGGACATGCAGATTGCCGACTTCCGCCATGGCGTGCGCCGCATCCAGGGCCAGCTGCAGGGCGAGCTGTCGCCGAAGACGTACAGCGACATCTTCGCCGCGATCCTGAAGCGCGAATTCACCGCTGGCGTGAGCGCCACCGGCCTGAGCATCACCATCGCGGCGGGCTCTGGCAGCACCTACACGGTCACGCGCGGCGCCGGTTCGTACCTCACCGACGGCTTCAAGGTCGGCGATGTGGTGCGCCTGTCGGCTGGCAGCTTCAACGCCGCCAACCTGAACAAGAACCTGATCATCACCGCGCTGACCGCTACCGTGGCCACCGTGATGACGCTCAACAGCTCGGCGCTTGTCGCTGAAGGCCCGATCGCCTCGGCCACCGTCGCAGTGCAGGGCAAAAAGACCTACATCCCGACCAGCGGCCACACCGATGTGAGCTACACGGTCGAGCACTGGTTCAACGACATCAGCCAGTCCGAGGTCTACACCGGCATCAAGTTCGACAAGGCCGCGATCGATCTGCCGCCCACCGGCATGGCGAAGGTGAACTTCGACACCAAAGGCCAGAACATTACCACCGCGAACACCCGCTACTTCACCAGCCCGACGGCTGCCAGCACCAACGGCATCGTGGCCGCAGTGAATGGCCTGCTGATGGTGAACGGCGCCGTGCAGGCAGTAGTGACCGGCCTGCAGATGACGATCGATCCGACCTTCAGCGGCGACCCGGTGGTCGGTGCCAACACGGTGCCCAACCTGTTCGCAGGCCCGGTGAACGTGACCGGCCAGTTCACGGCCTACTTCACGGACGCAACCCTGCGCGATCTGTTCGTGAATGAGACCGAAACGAGCCTGATCGTTTCGCTTACCACCGACAACACCGCGACCGCCGACGTTCTGACCATCACGCTGCCCCGCATCAAGCTGGGCGGCCAGCAGAAGAACGACGGCACCGGCGGGATCGTGCAGACCTTCCCCTTCCAGGCCCTGCTCAACAGCAACGGCGGCACCGGCACCAGCAGTGAGCAGACCACCCTGGTGATGCAAGACACCGCCGCGTAATCACCGGCGTAACCCAGCACCGACTCGGCCTGGTTCGCTTCCTTCGCGGGGGGCGGCCAGGTCGGGCACGGGCATTTTCAAAACCTCCCGCGAAAGGAAATCCAATGAGCAACCTCCGCAACATCAAGAGCGTCATGAGCGCCCAGGTCGAGATCAAAGACGAGAACGGTGCCCCAACCGGCGTCTTCTTCGAGATCGCAGGCCCGACGCACCCAAAGCGCAAGGCGATTCTGCTGGCCAACCAGCGCCGCTTGCAGCACCAGCTGCAGAAGACCGGCAAGGTGACCCTGGACGACCCGGCCGAGCAGGAGCTGCAGGCCCGCGACAACCTGGTGGCCTTCACCCTGAGCTGGTCGGGCTTCACCGACGACAAGGGCAAGGAAGTGCCCTTCAGCGCTGACGCCGCGCGCGAGCTGTACGAGGCCGACGAGTACTCCTGGCTGGTCGATCAGCTCAACACCGCGATGAATGAGAAGGAGCGTTTTATGCAGCGCTCCGCGAGCAACTGATCGCGCACGCGGAAGCGCAATTCAGCCTGTCCAAGCGCATGCCGGACGGGCTGACCCAGCGTGATCACCTGCAAGCCTATGCCAAAGCCACCGGCGAAATGCCGCCGGAGCTGATCGTCCCACCACTCCCTGGAGGCCTCTATGCAATTTGGGAAATCTTTCTGCAGCTGCACCACATGCGCGGTGCAGGCATGGGGCCTGCGGCCATCAATGCGCCCGACCTGCTGGCCTACCAGCAGATCAACGGCATCGAGCTGAACCCCTGGGAATTGGACTGCATTTATGCGCTCGATCAGGTGGCCCTCAAGGCCGCCAATCAGAAGTAAAGCGGCAAACACATGAGCACGATTGCAACCCTAACGATTGAAATGGCGGCGAATATCGCTCGCCTTCAGACTGACATGGATCAGGCCAAGCGCGTGGTCAATGACAGCATGAAGTCGATCGAGCAGGCCGTCGGCCTGGCGAAGACCGCCTTCGTGGCCTTCGCTGGCATTTCGTCGGTGGATGCGTTCGTCGGCATGATTCGCGGCTCGATCGAGGCCACCGCCAAGCTGCACGACCTGGCAGCGCAGACCGGCTCGACCGTGGAAGCACTGAGCGCCCTGGGCTCCGTCGGCAAGACATCCGACACCAGCCTGGAGACGATCAGCGCGGCCATGAACAAGCTGGCCAAGAACATGGCCGGGGCGACCGAGGACACCAAGGGCGCAGGCAAGGCCCTGGAGGCCATCGGCATCGACTTCGCCACCTTCAAGGCCTTGAGCCCGGACGAGCAAATGCAGGCCGTGGCCAAGGCCATGGATCAATTCGCCGACGGCTCCGGCAAGTCGGCGGTGGCAATGGCGCTGTACGGCAAGGAAGGCGCCAAGCTTATCCCGTTCCTGAAAGACCTGGCCGAGGTCGGCACCCTGCAGGCCAAGGTGACGGCCGAGCAGGCGGCCATGGCGGACAACTTCAGCGACAACCTGACGAAGCTGAAGGCCAGCGGCGAGGGCTGGAAGAAAGAGCTGGCCATGGGCATGCTGCCCGCCCTGAACGAGGCTGGCCAGGCCGTGCTGGATGTGATGAACGGCACCGGCGGCCTGCGCGACACGATCCGGGCACTGGCCAAGGACGGCACGATCGCCGAGTGGTCGCGCATGGCCATCACCGGCCTGACCTATGTGTCCGACGCGGTGACCTACCTGTGGCGCGGCCTGCAAACCATCGGCAAGGGCCTGGGCGCCTACGCGGCGGCCGCAGCTGCAGCCGCCAGCGGCGAATGGAGCCAGGCCGGGAACATCCTCAAGGAGCTGGGCAAAGACCTGAGCGCCACCTGGTCAGAGGAAACCATCGGGCAGCGCCTGCGCGCTCGCATGGAAGAACTGAAAAACATGGGCGCCCAGGGCGCCGACGCGAAGCCGAAGCTGGACTTCACCAACGTGATGAACAGCAACAAGGACGCGGCCGACAAGCAGACAAAGGCATACGCCGACTTGGTGGCGGGCATCAAGGAAAAGATCGCAGCGGCCAAGCTGGAAACCGAAGTCGGCGGCAAGCTGACCGAGGCGCAGAAGCTGCAGCTGGAGATCAACAAGCAGGTCGAGAAGGGCACGATCAGCCTGAAGGACGCCACCAGCGAGAACACCAAGGCCCTGCTGGAGCAGCTGGCCGCCGCAGAGGATTCCAAGGCCGTGCAGGAAGACCTGCGCAAGGCCAGCGAGGAAGCCTGGAAGGAGTACCTGAAGAACACCGACGCGCTGCAGAAGAACGTGCAGGCGATTGAGGACAAGGTACGCAAGCAGCTGGAGGAAAACGACGCCATCGGCAAGACCAAGGCCGAGCTGCTGCAGCTGGAAATTGCGCGCCTGAAGGACGAAGCGGCCACGCTGGCACAGATCGTCCAGCAGGAGGAATACCTGGGGCTGTGCACACGCGAGACCGTGGCGCACCAGGACACGCTGGCCGCCCTGCAGAAGCTGATCGAGGCCAAAGAGCAAGGCGTCCACCTGCAGGCGGCCAAGGAAGCGGCCGACGCCTGGGAAAAGACCGCCAAGACCATCGAGACCAGCCTGACCGACGCGCTGATGCGCGGCTTTGAGGCGGGCAAGAGCTTCGGCCAGAACCTGCGCGACACCCTGTACAACCTCTTCAAGACGTTGATCCTGCGCCCGATCATTCAGCCGATCGCGCAAGGTGCATCGAGCGCCATCCTGGGCACGCTGGGCATGGGCGCCAGCGGCACCGCTGCTGCTGCCACGCCTGGATCGTTGGGCGCACTGATGGGCGGCGCCTCCGGCTTTCTGAGTGGCGGCCTGAAGGCTGGTTTCTCCGGCATCTTTGGCGAGGCGGGCACCGCTGGTGTCTATGACGCCGGGATGATCGCCCTGCAGTCGGGGAACCTTAGCGGAGGCATCGGCACCCTGGCCGGTGGCGCGCTGGGCTGGCTGGGTGCGGGTGCTGCTGGCATCGGCTTGGGCTCCATGATCGCGGGCGACAAGAGCGTCGGCGGCCTGAGCGGCACCAGCTCCGCCGCGATCGGCACGGCCATCGGCGCGGCCATCGCCGGGCCGCTCGGCGCGGTTCTTGGTGGCGCCTTGGGCGGTGTCTTCAATGCCGCCTTCGGCATGGGTGACAAGGAAACGACCAGCAAGGGCGTCACCGGCAGCATCGGCGGCGGCTCCGTCACCGGCCAGGTGTACGCCAACTGGAAACAGGACGGCGGCTGGTTCCGCAGCGACAAGAGCGGCACCGATTACGCCGCGCTCACCGCTGACTTGAAGTCGGCCATGGACAGCGGCGCGCTGGCCATCCTGGCATCGACAAAGGCTTACGCCGACGCCCTGGGCATGCCCGCCGAGCAGCTGTCCACCATCACGACCACCTTCACGACCGAGCTGACCGGCGATGCCGAAAAGGACAAGCAGGCCATCCTGGACACGCTCGACAAGTACCAGGTAGCACTGACCGCTGGCTTCCAGTCGGCCCTGCAGCCATTCCAGAAGGCGGGCGAATCGCTGATCCAGACGATGCAGCGCCTGGCGCTGATCCAGACCTTCAGCGAGTCGATCAACCAGCTCGGCGGCATCTTCTCGACCATCGCCACGGCCTCGATCAACGCGAAGGAATCGCTGATCAGCATGGCGGGCGGCATCGACGCCCTGATCAGCAAGGCCAATGCCTTCGTGAAGGACTACTACAGCCAAGGCGAGCAGGCAGGCCTGCAGGCCCGTGGCATCGTGGACGCCTTGAAGGCCGTCGGCATCGACGCCACCAGCCTGGCCTCGCGCGAGGATTTCCGCGCCCTGGTCGAGTCTCGCAACATCGAGACGCAAGCAGGCCAGGAGCAGCTGATGGCGCTGCTGAACATCGGCCCGCAGTTCGCGCAGCTGTCGGACTACATGAAGTCCAACGATGTGACGATGCAAGAGCTGCTGGCGGCCGCGCCGCAGGTGGCCATGCTGCAGAAAATGCTCACGCCCGCCGAGCAGACGGCGGTATCGACGCAAGACTTGGCCAGCACCGCCAAAAGCGGCAATGTGATCCTGAACCAGATCAACACATCGGTTCAGTCAGGCGCTGCAGCCACCACGGAAGCGATCAACGTCCTGGCCGGTGCTGTGAGCGCAGTTGCTGCAACTGCGCAGGCCGCAGTGGCAGCCGCCAGTGCCGCCGCCGCCAGTGCCGCCGCCGCCAGTACTGCCGCGTCCAACGCAGCCGACAAGGTGTCACTGGCGCAGTCGCAGCCGACCTATGCGTATGACATGGGCGGGGGCTACTGATGCCGCAGCAGATCATCGTCGCCGATGTGGTGGTGTACGACCCGGCCATCACCGGCACCCGCACGCTCTATTTTTCGACGCACGGATACGTCACATCGCCGACCGACACGCCCGCGAACACCTTCTACGAAGGGCGCATCCAGCAGGCGGCCAACATCAGCCGCAGCTGCTTCAGCGACGGCAAGACGACGGGCCGCTCCCAGATCGGGTACGGCGACATGGTGCTGGTGAACAACGACGGCGGCCTCGATGCCCTGCTGGGCTACAGCTTCGTCGGCCGTCCGATCACGATCAAGATGGGCACGCTGGCAGACGGCGCCAGCACCGTGACCTCCTGGGTGACGGTGCTCAAGGGCACGATGGAGCAGGCCGAGCTGTCCTGGCAGAAGGTGATCCTGCGCGTGCGCGATCGCCAGCAAGACCTGGCCAAGCCGCTGCAGCAGGTGCGCTACGCGGGCACGAACACCCTGCCCAGCGGCCTGGAGGGTGTCGCCGGTGACTTGAAGGGCAAACCGAAGCCGCTGGTTTTCGGCAAGGTCTTCAACGTGGCGCCGCCGCAGGTGAACACCGACCGGCGCATCTACCAGGTGCATGCCGGAAACGCCCTGCAGTCGATCGCTGCCGCCTATGACCGGGGGGCGCCGCTGACCGCTGGCGCGGCCTACACCTCGCAGACGGACATGGAGACCACCGCGCCGACGGCGGGCCAGTACCGCGTCTGGAACGACGCGACGGCCGGGTGCTTTATCCGCCTGGGCTCGGCGCCGACCGGCACCGTGACGGTGGACGCAGTGCAGGGGGCCGCCGTGGCCAACCGCACCGTTGGGCAGCTGTTCAACCAGGTTCTGATGGCCGCTGGCATCAGCTCCGGCGACATCAGCAGCGCCGACATCACGGCGCTCGATGCCGTGGCCGCATACGAGACCGGCGTTTATGTGCCCTACACCCAGGACATGACGCCGCTGGAGATTCTGGACACGCTGTGCGCCAGCGTGGGCGCCTGGTATGCGACGGACACCTCGGGCGTCTTCCGCATTGGCCAGATCGCGCTGCCCACCGGCACATCCGTCGGCACGATTACCGCGCTGGAGACGCTGAAGATCGAGCGCGTGGCCAGCCGCGACCCTGGCGTGGGCGTGCCTGCTTGGAAGGTGAAGCTGGGATACCAGCGCATCTACAACGTGCAGGACGACCTCACGGCATCGGTGACCGATGCGCGCAAGTCCTTCCTGGCCAGCGAATACCGCCGGGCGGAAAGCAGCGATGCGACGGTGAAGACCGCGAACCTCACCAGCCCCGAGCTGGAGTTCGACACCGTGCTGACGAACGAGACAGACGCAGCCGCCGAATCAGCCCGGCGCCTGGCGATCTACAAGGTGCGCCGCGACATGTACGAAGTGACGATCCGCGTCGATTCCAGCCTGGCCTCCGTGCTGGACGTTGGAAAGATCGTCACGCTGCAGTTCAACCGCTTCGGCATGAGCGCGGGCAAAAAGTTTTTGATCATTGGGCTGCGCACCAACATGCGCACGTACCAATTCGACCTGACGTTGTGGGGCTGAAATGGCAAACATTTTTCTCGCGTGGCAAAACCGCACGGACGACGGCACGCTTTCCGGCGGCTCTTGGCTTGCAAGCCTGCCGCTGGTAAACCTGCAAAACCGCCAAGTGCAGAAGGTGGCCCGATCCACCAATGCGACCACGGCATCGACGCAGTTTCAGATCGATCTGAGCACGGCCCGAAACATCGGCGTGGTCGCACTGGTCGGCCACAACATCAGCGTGACCGGACAGGTGCGTATTTCGTGCAGCGATTCGGCCACCTTCACGACCACGCAGTACACCAGCGGCTGGATCGATGTGTGGCCCGCCGGTGTGGTGCCCATGGATTCCCTGAATTGGGAGGACAACAACTTCTGGCTGGCCACCCTGAGCGACGAGCAGCGCAAAGGCTTCCAGTCGCCCTACATCCTGCGCCTGGCCAGCGCGCAGATCGCGCGGTACTGGAAGGTCGATATTTCCGATGTGAACAACACAGACGGATACCTGCAGGTCGGCCGCCTTTTCATGGCCGCAGGCTGGGCGCCTTCGATCAACTACACATACGGCGCATCGCTGGGCTATCAAGACCCGACGCCTGTTGATACCTCGCTTTCTGGCGCCGAATATTTCGACGTTCGCCCGAAGTACCGCGTGATGGACTTGGGCTTTGATTACCTGGGCCAGACGGACGCATACGGCTATGTGCTGGAAATGCAGCGCGTGGCCGGTGTGAGCGGCGAGCTGCTGGTGATGCCTGACGGCGGCGCCGATACCTCGCAGCGCCCGATCATTTCCTTCGTCGGCCGCCTGCGCCAGCTGGGCGCAACAAGCCAAACAAAACCGAACGCCTATTCCGTGAAATTTGAAATTAAGGAGCTGCTCTAATGTCTTCCGTCTATTTTGATCCCGCAGTCGGTGGCGACGGCTCCACTGTTACTGACGATTCCAATGCCACCACCGGGCTGGCCAACGGTGGCCACCGCACGCGCTTCGTGCCTTCGCTGGCGCAGGTTGTGGCTGTGGCCAGTAACGTTGTCACCAAAGCGCAGGCAGCATCGGCTGCCGCAGCAACGGCCGTGAACGCGCCTGGCACACAAGCAACCAGCACCACCAGCGTGGCGATCGGAACGGGCAGTAAGTCCTTCAACATCCAGACCGGCAAAGCGTTTGCCGTCGGCCAGTTTGTCATCGCTGCCAGTGCGGCAAACGTTGGCAACTTTATGCTTGGGCAGATAACCGCCCATAACTCCACGACAGGCGCCCTGACTGTGAACGTCACGATCACAGGCGGCAGTGGAACCTATGCCGATTGGTCGATTGCTGTTTCTGCACCGGGCGCGGGTGATGTCACACTGACTGGAACGCAAACGCTGACCAACAAGACCATCACATCGGTCGTGCTGAACCAGACGAAAGCTGCCATCGCCGCAAGCGCCATCGACCTCGCCACGGCCAACTACTTTTCCAAGACGATCAGCGGCACGACCACGTTCACCGTCAGCAACACACCCGCCACCGGTACTGCGGCCAGCTTCATTCTTGACCTGACCAACGGCGGCAGCGCGACGATCACATGGTGGAGCGGCATGAAGTGGGCAGGCGGCACAGCGCCGACGCTGACCAGTTCTGGCCGTGACGTGCTGGGCTTCTTCACGCACGACGGCGGCACGACGTGGACCGGCTTGGTGCTGGGCAAGGATGTGAAGTAATGGCAGCGCATGACATCGTGATGGCGGCTGCTGGCGCGTCTAGCGGCCCAGCCGTCTACATCGAGGACGTGTTTTCCGTCTGGAACTACTCCGGCAACGGTGGCACGCAGCCGGTCAACAACGGGATTGATGTGGCCGGTAAGGGTGGCCTGAATATCCTCAAAAGCAGAACAACTGCCGACCCTTGGATGTGGTTTGACTCCGCTCGGCCAGCGAAATATCTGCAATCAAACAATGCAAATCCCCAATACGACTTTTCGGGGTTCACGCAGACATCTACCGGCTTCTCCATCAATGCTTCTGGAACATTCACCAATGGGTCTGGCATTGACTACACCTCGATTTCGATAAGAAAGCAGCCGAAGTTACTTGATGTGGTGATGCACTCGTCGGGGTCTTCTCTTACGGTAAGTCACTCTCTGGGCTCTGTTCCCGGCTGCATCATTGCTAAAGCAACAGCATCGACTAGCGATTGGCTTGTTGTCCACCGAGGGACTAACGGATACATGTTCTTGAATTCCCCGGCTGCGGCTGCTGGAACAAGCATGGCTGGTATCGGATCAAGCACGGCCACGGCGTGGATTGCTGCTACTGATACAACAATGGATTTCAGCAACTGGTTTGCTGCCGGTACTGAATTCGTTGTTTACGCTCTTGCCCACAACGCAGGAGGCTTTGGCCTGACTGGCACGGACAATGTGATTTCGTGTGGGTCTTATGTAACCACAGGAAACGACAATATCAATCTTGGGTATGAGCCCCAGTTGATTATTGAGCATCGC